CGGCTTGCCCGAGGTATCGACCGCCGTCGCGATATTGTTCGCCCACGGTTGCGGAAGCGCGGTCTTGTGGGCGCCGTGCTCAAGGTCGGCCGTCGTTTGATAGTGCGATATGTTGACGTTTGCTAGGTCGATCAATGGCGGCTCGTCGATGCTCGGGGTCGTGTTGTCCACGCCGATGAATTGAAACGGTATGTAAGGCAGCGGAGCGCCGTTCATCAACGGTATGAAATTCTGCACCGGCACGAAGCCTGCGGATAGCTTTTGAAACACTCGAACGCGGTATGCATAGCCGCCCTCGGTCGTATCGCTCGGCACGAGGTCGAGCACGCGGAACTGTTCGACATCCTTCGTCACGAATTCATCATTCGGGTCTTTCTGCTTGATGCATTCCGATAGAACGACGAGCGACAAAACCGTTTTATTGTTGATCCAGTCGGTACGCCAATTGATGATGGATTCTGCCGTGTACATCGCCAGGTTAGGCCGCAAATTCAACGCCTCGGCTTGAGCCTGCGTCATGCCGCTCGTATCGGTCGAAGGGTAATCGACGAGCACGCCCACGCGGCCGACGATGAGCGATTCTTCCGCAACCTTGCGAACGAAGGTCGGCAAGTCGATACCGCTTTTCGTCACGTCGTCGAGCATATCTTCAATCCCGGCCGGAACCTCGACGACGGGCGCTTTCTTGAACATCATGCCGACGAGGCCCGCGATGGTGCGATACGTGGCGTTAAAGAATAGCGTTCGAGTAAGCCGCGCGTGATAGTTGACGATTTCTTCGCCGTTCAGCGTCGGCAAATATCTCTCGCGGCGAAAATGTATCTGTTCCTGGCCGCTGTACACATCACGCATTTTCAGCCACAGCGGCGCCATGCGCGTGTAATCGGAATGTTTGCTATCGACTCCCATCGTATCCCCCAGTAAGGTTAATAAGCTCAACGCGACGATGCGCAAGCGGGTATCGGTAAGTTATGAAATATCCGCCGGCGTCGTTGCAATGGTCAAAGCCTGCGGTTTTGTCCGGTTCGCCTTTGTCGTTGTACGCCTGCTTTTCGAGGCCATCGGTATAACGCGGGCAAGTATCGGGATTCACCTTGTAGCCGTCATCGAAAGCGTGATTCATACACAAGATGCGGTCGCGAACGGCCGGATTTGCCGGATTATGGCACAGCGTAAAGCCTGCGGCGTTCAATATCGAAAAATCGGTTTCGCTCGCGTTGTTTGATTTTCTATTCTTGCCGGTCGCGTCAGGGTAGACCATGATCCGGCCGCCGTGCTCGCTTCGGAATTGCGTATTGATCGCGTTGCACATCGTCGGCGTATCGAGCAAGCCGACGAACTCGAACAATGCTCGCGGCTTTCCTTCGCGGATCGTATGCACGACGGCGGCCATCTTGCCGACGTTGAAGTCCATGCCGATATGCAGGTATTCGCCCGGTTCGATGCGCTCATTCGTAAAGTTCTTGATCCGGTTGAAGGACGGGTAGACGCTGCCTTGCGTCAGGTTGACGAACTGCCCCTCAAGATAGGCGGATATCAGCGCTTCAGGATATGACGCCAGCAGCGAAGGAATGTAGTCGTCGGGCAGGTTCGCGGCGTTCTCATACGTCGAAGCTTGCACCAGGCCGTAGAGCGTCGCCAGGTGTGGCTTTTGCCGTACCTGTTCGACGAACTGTTCATAGACGAATTTGAACCCTTCAGGCGTCGTTGTCACGTCCACGCCGTTGCGCACACCATCGACCTTGTATCGCATGCGGGCGATTATCTTTCGCCAGGCGCGACGAGCACGATCATGGTTCATCACGTCGAGTTCATCGACGAGAGCATTCGCGATCTTAAAACCGACGATGGATTCGGGTCGTTCCATTGAGCGGCATATCGCCGTGCCGTAGAACCATCGGCCCCGATAGAAGTGAACCTCTTTGTTCGACGTGTTGATTTTGACGCGCATGTCATGCAGATGCGCGACTTCCTCAATCGTCGGATAGTAGATGTCTCGAATGTGCGGGAAGGTCGGCGCAAAGTACCCTTGATTCAATCGCGGGTAGGACAAAAAGCCTTGGCATTGCGCAGTGCATCCTACGAACGTTTTGCCCGAGCCGAAGCCCGCAACATAGCCCATGTATTTGTGCGCGTTGCGCTTTTTCATGAACTGGAATTGCGGCCGATTCAACTTGAAATCGATAGCAGCGGCCACGGGCTTTTTGTTCGGCTTCAAACCTGGCGCCGAGATAATCATTCTTCGCCCTCATAATCTTGCGGTGCGCGCGCGTCTACTTCGTGATACGTGACGGATGCGGCCGGCGGCGTATCGCCTTCCTCGTCGTCGCCGCTGCGTTTCGTACCGAGTAGGCCCGCGACCTGTAGCGCCATTTCAAGGCTCTTGTCTTGGGATCGCGTGACAATCGAAATGCCGTCGCGCGTGATTTTCAAACCGCCGTACAACCTGGCCGCCGCCGGCGGAAGGCTGCGCGTATCCTTCACGAACTCGAAGCCTTCGCCATCGCCGAAACACTCGGGGCATTCGGGATGGGGCGCCTCGTTGCGGTTGTATCCGATGCCGCCTTTCACGTCGAAGAAAAGGCCGAGGGGGTCGAGCGCGACTTTCCCTTTCGAGCGCTCATGCGCCGCTTTATTCGCTTCCAGATAGGCGGCTAGGTCGCGATTGTATTCGCCTTGCGTGCGCTGATACTGAAAGCCGTCGCCCCAACAGTAGCGGCAGGCACCGCGACGGTACTCGATGAGGTCGGCAGGGTTCGCCTTGATGATTTCGGTCAGGTGCGCTATCAGATCGCCTACAGCGAGGCTATTCGCTTCCCTGGCCGCCTTGTCGCGTTCCTCAATGGCTCGCTTTATCCTCGGGTCTTTGAGTAGCCGCCATCCGTTGCGAGCCGCATCGGCAGGCTTGCAGCAGTAGACGCGCATATAGGCCACAGCTGGCTTGCGCGGCGATAGCGAACAATAGACCTCAACGAATCGAACTTGATTCACATTGAGCGGTTGTTCGTTCTCATCGGTGACGGTTTGAATTTCCATAACACATCATAACGCTTAAATGTTGAGCCTCGTCAACGAAAATTTTGCGAAAAATCATAACACAAATTTATGATTATGATTCTTGATCGGGCTTGCATGCCACGCGTTTGCACTCCCGCTACACTTTTGTACCCTTTTCTATGATTATGATATTTCCTTACCTCTTTTTCTGTCATAATCATACATTATGATATTTTTTTAGCGTGCGGAGTAGAAGTAGTGTAAATTGACAAAAACGTGATTAAGTTGACAACAAAAACAGGTAAAAACCGATAAAATCGGGTTGATTTTGGTCAAAAAGAGCGAAAACAACGTTTGATTAGCGTCAAATTGAGTTATGATATGCATCAAAATATTATGATAATTTGATTAAAAATTAGGCAGAAAATCATAACTATCATAACATTATGATTTTTACGAGACGGAGCAAATCATGGAAATAAAGAGCCGAAAAACGGCCGTTGCCGCTGGCGACAACAAATATTTCACGGGCCGACCGTGCAAGAACGGCCACACGGCGCCGCGCTACACGGTAAGCGGCGTATGCGTTCAATGTCTGTACGCGTCGAACCGGGAATTTCGGGACTCGATGCCGGCCATCGACATGCGAGAAAGGCGAAACGAGGCGATACGCGAACTCGTCGTCTTTGGCGTGCGCTGCTACACGAGCGATGTCGAGACCGTTCGCGGAACGGTTGAAGCGCTGACCAAGGCGAGATTTCCGTTCCTGACGATGAAAGAGATTGAATACAAGCATGCGACGAGCCACAGCGGCGGCACCGCGCTATTCCATTTCCGTGTTCATCCGTTGGATATCGACTTTGTTCGAGCCGTGGCCGACGAGTTGATGAACGCGCACGATCCTAATTTCGACCGCACGCGGGCAAAGTTGCAACGCATTGTAGAGGAAAAGACAAGCCGGCCCGAGCCGCCGGAATGGAAACCGTGAGACGAAAAAAAGCCCGCTGCGAGGCGGGCAAAGTCGAGTCTTACGAGACAAGAGCTTCAGCTTAAGCGATAGCGCGGCTCTTGTCTAGTCCTACAAGATACGCGGCGACCAGGCGGCCGACTTCGGTCATATGCCAGGTGCCGCCGCGATATTCGGTCAACTTCCATTTTTCGAGGCTCGTCAAGGCGTTTGCCAGGTCCGAGCGATAGCGATTATTTGCGGTGCCGCGTGCCTGTTTGTTGTAGAAATCCGCGAGCAAGCGTGTCGGTTGCTTCTCGTCGTGTAGGCCCGCTAGAACGTCGTACATGAGCTTTCCGCAATGTGTCGCCATCGCTGCGACCTGCCCGAGATTGGTAAGCCTCACGCGGCCGAATTTCACGTTGATAAGACCATCGTCCCGCATGCGGCACATCACGTCAGAGCGCACGACATCATGCGTGTCTGAGGCCGTGAATCGCGCTGTCGATACATGGAAGTAGAGATTTCCCCCGCCTTCGAGGTATTGCAGCCATCGAGCGCGGTCGGGCGGTATGAGATGGAGAGACCCAGCGACGGCTTTCATGCGCGTGTATCCCCATGACAGGTGCAAGCGATGTCCTTCAGCGGGTAGACAGGAACCCAGGCGAAGCGATCCGGCTCTATCTCGATCAATTCTTGCTCTTGATCGCATTTGCGGCAATGGCGAATGTATGTAACGAAGTCATCGTATTCAAACGGTTCGATGCGTGCGATCCATTTCAAGCAAAGCCACGCGAAGCCCACGCCGCAAAAGCCGAGGATGATTATTTCGAGGATAGTCATTTTTCAAGAACCTCAACGACGATGCGATTCAAAAAAGCGAGCGCCGTTTCAGGATCGCGCCCCTCGTCGTTGACATCGCGAATAAGCTTCGACGAACGCGCATGACCATGTGCGAACATTGCTTGCAGGGTTTCGAGCGCGTAGAGCGCGACGTTTAACCTTCCTTGTATCGTTGCGGCC